GAGCTGTAGTATAAGCAGAATCCAGTGCACCAGCATCAGATATAGCTTTTTGATTCGTATTTTCTTGTGAGAAAGGATTCATTATATCCTTTCCATACTGCATCATTTCTGTATTAAAAGTAGTGCTAGGTTCGTAAGCGTTCTTCATTTCTGCTCTAACTGAACCTGTGCTTCTTTTTTGGTTTAAACCGAGTAGGTTTTTAAAAAATCCCATAATGTCACCTTATCCTGCCGTTAAATATAAATACTCTTGATTTATTTCTCAACTGTTCTTATCTTTAGTTACAAACGTATTTTCTACGCTTCTTATCCAACCTTCTTTGGTCTTTATTTCTAAATACCAACTATTAGAATCTTTTACAGTACGTAGTGTGCCTTCACTAGACACACTACTATCTTTTTCAACCCTACCCGTTTCTGAGTCTACTTTGTCGGCGATATTATCTATCGTTGTTTGTAAGTCTGATTGGACCTGCACATCCTCATCAGAAAAATAATTTGTTCTATTGCCTGTACTTCTAGTTGTTTTTCTGTTTTGTATTTTTCTCATTTAGGTTTCTTTGGTTTAAATACAACACCAACAGAACTAGTTTTGCAATTACTAGTAGTGCTATTTTGTGTACCAGTTAGTTTAATTCTTAACCATCTTAATTTTGAATGAGCAGAATCTAATTTTACTGCTCTTGGTAATTGAGTTTCAGTACTTCCATATTTAGTAGATACATCTGTACCACTATTGTATGCTGAATAAAAATTTGTAGAATAAGTTAATGCTACATTAGCTTGATTTGTTCCATCGGCTTTAATAACTCTAACCTTTTTATAATTAGTACCAGTACCAAATGTTAATCTTTTACTTCTCCATTCCCAGTTTCTTAATCCATCACCTTCTGACATCTTTAATATTCTACCCTCTTCTGCTAACAGTATAGGTGAACCATCTTTAGACTCTATTGCATCAAGTATTTGATAATCAGTTTCCCATAGGTCCCATCTTTGTTGCGGCATATAGTAAGACCAGCATCTTTTGTCAGAACCTTTTTTAATAAAAACAAGTAAGCATTGACGTTTAGAGTTGTATCCTATAACAGAATCATTTCTTTCAGCATCAGTCAAAGTATCCCAACCAAAGTTATCTTCTGCTTTTATTGCAGTACCTATCTTATTTATCTTAGGTGATGACATATAGATATTGCTGTTATCAGCCCAAAATAGCCCTCTAGGCGTTACTTTTATTAGTTTGTGACCTAGACATCCAATACCTGAAACATTTTCTTCTATGACTAAAGATTCAGGATTTACAATAGCCATTTGATTTTTACCAAAAACAAATAACTTACCCATATATCCTGCCATTGCAGTAGGTACAAACTCTAATTGCACAAAGTTTCTAGCCCAGTTAAACAAAGCATACTTTTGTGGTTCACTTCTAAATATAAAGTTCTCTGCATCAGGAAACTCTGGATGTTGACAATCGCCTACAAACATATAGCTATTAGCTACTGCGTTAACTCCATAGTTAACACCAAGATGTCCTAGTGTTTCTGGTATTCCGTTAACTGCTTCATAAGACGCACCTCTAGAGCCATCATCTACAACACTTGCTATAAACTTAGGTGTGCTTCCACTAGTGTCTAATACAAAATCTTTAATAGGTATTTCTTTTACCATTCTATATAAACCATCTGGTTCTGTAGCTGTATTATCTATATCATCAGCTCTATATAATACTATTGCAGTGACTCTTCTAGATACTAAGTTATTACCTTCATCACTTAGTAAAGCTTCCTGTGCAATCTCTATTGATAAGTTTATATCATTGTTTATTCCTATTACTACCCCTTCTTCTTGGTCTGTTTCTGTAAATGTTGCTGTTTGCCCCGCTACCAATGCAGATTCTTGAAATCCGTCATATAAAAATGAACACTTGTAAAATACTTTTCTTGTGCTACTTAATCCTTTCCATCCACCTGTGGTACCAGCACTAGGAGTTCCAAACTTAAACCAAGGGTCAGCATTACTTATTAAATTACTAGTAGCATTAGTTCCGTTTATAGCTTCTATATATAACTCATCACCTATATCAGATGCTTCCATTACTACTAGACTTAATCCAGTAGGTAAGTAATCACCACTTACAGTTGGTGCATAGTTACTATCTCCTATGTAATAACCAGATTGTTCTGTTGGAAAATCTTTTGAGCTTTCATTTGCTGGTTGTGTTTGTGAATAAGAACCAGAACCATCATTATAGTTATTAAACTTAGTATAGATATCATTATAGTCATTTGGAAACACACCTAGATACCCATCAAATCCATCACCACTTGTTCTAAAAGCTTTTAGTTTGCAAGAGGTACCACTGCTTTTTAAATAATATATACCATATCTTTGACCTGCTGAATTACCAGCATAAGAAAAAAACTTTCTTCCACCTTGTAAACCAGCACCTTTTGCAAACAAAGGTTTGCTTGAATTTTTAGGTGGAGATGCAGTTAATACTTGATTATTATAACTAGTAGATACTTCACCTTCATCAACAAAGTGAGCTAACATATGGCAAGTGTTTCTACCACTAGAATCTAATGGTACACAATAAGTTATCCATTCTAAACTAAAATAATCATCAGCACCATTGTGCCATAACCTTTTAAACCTAGCTGTGCTATAACTACCATACTCGTCATCATCTACACTCTCACTATAACTAGCTTTACTAACCTTAACTGTTATACCTATTTGAGGATTCTTTCCAGTATTATCATAGCCTAGATGAGCTAAGCAAGTTCTTTGTATTGTCTTTGGATGATTACTAGTTCCTATAGTATCATCGTTTCCATTCTCGTCAAACATTTCTACCCATGAATGTGCTGGGTTAGATGATGTTTGGTCTGAGTAATCATGCTTAGGAGACATGGGTATAAAATCTCCAGCTTCTATTAAACCTCCAGCACTACCTGATAATGCAGTATTTAATTCATCAAAGTTATCTACCCTAAATAAATAGCCGTCTTTTAATATACTAGAATCATTGGTTTGACCTGCCGCTAATATAAGTTTTATATCTGCTGATGGAGAGCTACCTTGTGCTGTTAAAATGTTATCATCATCACACATTAATAAAAAGTCAGAAAACATTTCTATTTTAGTATTTTGCTGTGGTGCTTCTATGTTATAAGTTGTTTGTAGAGTAAGTGTTGCTCCATTATCTGAAACTGTATACTCTTGCATTAAGTTAATGTAACTATCATTTGCACCTTCCATTAAAACAGCAAACCCTGTTATTCTTGCATTAGAACTACTAACAGTTCTATTGGGTGCTTGTCTTATTGCTAAAGGCTTTGAGGGCAATACTCTAGTATATACCTTACTAGTGCTTCTGTTATAAATATATAGATTAGGATTATAATCATCATATATAAATCCAATAATAAGAGTGGGATTATTAAATCCATTATTACTATCCTCCATTACTACAAAGTCAGTCATTACTTTATGACTAGAAGAAGAAACACTTACATTTCTATATGCAGGTTCTTGAACTCTTTCAAATACCTCGCCACTCTCTGTACCAAATTCATCATTTTTTAAGTAACCTACTACTTGTGCAGGTGTACTAGGTCCTGTAGCTATGTAAGCTAACTTATTATTAACTACATAGTCATAAGCACCTGTAGTTCTATTAGGTATACCACCTACTTCTGTTATTTCAGGAGCATCGCTATCTATGTTTTCTATGTATGCTATTTCTCCAGATGCAGAATTAACTGCAATAACTTGCTGGTCGCCTTCCTTATCTATTGGAATAAGTCTATCATAAGCTGTACTAGCACCTGCTGAAAGTTTTAAATCAGGAGCTACGTCAAATATCCATTTATCTCCACTGCTATAACTACCTAAGTTTTGCCTTGTAAAGGTAACAGATAATCCATTAGATAAAGAATAAGCAACGCCAGCACTATGGCTAGTTACTGTTGTTTGACTTGACCAACTACCATTAAGATTTCTTGTTCTCCATTTAAACTCTGTACCATTACCATCAGTTATCTTTATTTCGTACTGCATATCAGTAGTACCTGAATAAGTACCTGTAAGTGTACAATAATTTTTATTATAAGGCGTAGAGGTGTCTATAGCCATTAATTACCACCTCCGGGTGGAGGAGCTTGCTCGTTACCCTGTTGTTGAGTTTGGTGTCTAGAACCTTGGTCATAGTCAGTAAGAACTATATTGTTATCAAATCCAGTTCTTTTTAACACCTTATCTTTTTGTATTCCTGCTAATTCTCCATTAACTGTAGGGTCAATGTTTAAAGAAAAAGAAGCCGCTTCATCTGGTATATCACGCTCATCTTCTGGGTTAGCAATAATGCCATAATTAAAACTATTTATTTCGAAGTTAGACTTCGGCATTTAATTCCTTTCCCCACAATGAAGTTCGCCCGTCAATAATATTAACAATGTGAACAGTAAAATTTCCATTGGCAAAGTAATCGACCACTGCAAAAGCGTGTTGCCAATTCGTTTTACGATTTCCCAACCATCCATTAGCTTCATCCGACATATCCTTTAAACACCCAAGACTCCAAGCACTCTTTGGTCCATCTATATGTGTTACTGAGTGCATCTGTAAATCGTGATGATGTCCGTAAATTATATTGCATCCTAGTTTTAATAAGTGGTTTCTTGCGTGTGCAACTCCACCATAATGATTTCCATGATAATACCATAAGTTTCCTAACTTGAGATACTTTCCATTCGGATAGTATTCATAACCACGTTGTTGAAGTAAGAGTGCGTCTGGGACCGTAAGACCTTGTAGATAGGGGTTTTCTTCAGCAAAGGAGTTAAGCCATTG